GCCGGTGGAAAGACAGATTTAATGCTATTGCAAAACGCTGGGTTCAATGTTAAATGTAAACCAACTCATGCTCTAGTCCGAGATAGGATTAACTCTGTGAATAGTCGCCTTTGTAATTATGAAGGGAAAAGATTTATTTACATTGATCCTTCTTGCAAAAACCTTATTAATTCGTTAATGAAACAATTATACAAAGAGGGTACGAATATACCTGAGAAGAATGGATATGACCATATGACAGATGCTCTTGGTTACGCAATAGAATATCTATTCCCTATCAGTAGTAATTTACCGCCTTCACAACCAAAAAGGTTTAGCTAATGGCATATAAACGAGATCAAATCTTAGAAAGACACGAACTATACGATAATTACGCAACAAGATGGGAATACTACATAAGATCATTTTTAGGTGGTGAAGAATACAAGGGTGGCAGATACCTACAAGAATATAACTTAGAATTAGAAAACGAATTTGAAAAGAGATTACAGTTTACACCATTAGACAATCACTGCCGTAATATCGTACACATCTATTCATCATTTTTATTTAGAGTAGCACCAACTAGACAGCTTGGTATTTTAGAAGATGATCCAACTGTACCTATGTTTTTACAAGATGCTGATTTAGAAGGTAGATCATACAACGCATTACTTAGAGAAGTACAAACTTACGCATCTGTTTACGGACATTGTTGGTTACTCATTGACAAGCCTAATTCTAACGCAAGAACAAGAGCAGAAGAATTACAGCAAGAGATTAGACCATACATGAATATCTACACTCCTGAGAATGTTATGGATTGGGATTGGGAAAGAGCAGCTTCAGGAAAATATTATTTATCTTATCTTAAAATCAGAGAGCATAGATCAAGAGATAAAGATGTTTATAGAATTTGGTATCTAGATAGAATTGATACTGTTGAGTTACAAAGAATGGGTGCTAAAGAACCTAAACTAATTGATAGTGTTTCTAATCCACTTAATCAAATACCAGCAGTATGTTTATATAACCAAAGATCATACGATAGAGGTATAGGTGTATCTGATTTAACAGATGTTGCTGATTTACAAAGAGCAATCTATAACGAATTATCTGAAATAGAACAGTTAATCCGATTATCTAACCACCCTTCATTAGTTAAAACAAGAGATGTTGATGCTAGTGCTGGTGCTGGTGCGATTATAGAACTGCCTGACAATGTTGATCCAGCATTAAAACCATACATCTTACAGCCTTCAGGACAGAATTTGGATAGTGTATTAAAAACTATTCAGACTAAGATTGATGCTATCAACAGACTAACTCATGTAGGGGCTGTAAGGTCTACAAGTGAAAGAACTGTATCTGGTGTAGCACTTAGAACAGAGTTCCAACTCTTAAATGCTAGACTATCTGAGAAAGCAAACTTAATGCAGTTAGCTGAAGAACAGATTTGGAGATTGTATGCTAAATGGCAAGACAAAGCATTTGATGGTAAGATTATATATCCTGAATCATTTGATCTAAGAGATTGGGCAACTGATCTTGAAGTCTTACAACAAGCAAAAGCTAGTAACATTAAATCAGATACTTTTGTTAAAGAGTTAGATAAACAAATAGCTAGAACAGTTGTAGAAGATGATGAAGTATTATCACAGATTGATGAAGAAATAGATCAACAAACAATTAGATTAGGCGAGTTTCCACAGACACCGATAGCTACGCCTGAAGCGTAAGATGAGTAGAGATAAAATCATTAATGACTTGTCAGATAGTCATGTAACAAGATTGCAGAAATCTTTACAAGAGTTAGAAAACTTAGTTATTGCAGAAGCAGCTAAAATTAATCCGCAACGTGGAACATTAAAGCTAAGAACTACTGCTGCCTTAGAACTTAGACCAAAACTAAAACAGCTTATTGAACAAACCTATTTAACTACAGTGCAATCAAACATTACTGAATATGATGAAGCGGCTAAAGCATTGGTTACACAATTAAGCAAGTTTCCTATACCAGAAGAATTTAAACAGATTACAGAATTAGATTTAACAACAATCCAACAATTAAAACGTACAGCCTTTTTACCTTTTGAAGATGTAGGTAATGAGTTTGTTAATGAATTAGCACAAGAAGTTTATAACAGTACATTAACCGGTACATCTACTGATGAAATGATTAGTAATCTAAGAGGCAAGATTAATGGAGTCTATCAATCTACTGATGACCAAGAAGCACAAGAGTTAGTGGACTTTATTGCTGAGAACCCTGATAAAACACAACAAGTTAAAGAAGCTACAACTAGATTACAAACTATTTATGGTAGAGATAGACTAGGTAATAACTTTAGGAGATATGCTTCTCAACTTGTACAAGACTCGGTTATGGGTTTTGATGGACAGTTTGCTAAGTATAGAGCAGAGGAATTAGGACTAAAACATTTTAAATATTCAGGTACAAGTGTAAGAGATACAAGGGATTTTTGTAGAAGAAACGTAAACAAAGTTTATAGTGAAGATGAGATTAGAAGAATTTGGAGTACCCAAACATGGCAAGGTAAAGCACAGGGTGATCCATTTGTTGTCAGAGGTGGTTATAACTGCCGTCATCACTGGCAGCCTACTGATCCCGATTGGGATTTGTAATTGACAAAATAGGCAGTAAACTCTAAGGAGAAAATATGGACGAGAAAAATAACTCGGTGGAACAAACTGAAGTTCCTACAAAAAATCAGGAAACTGTTGAAACACCGAAAGAAGTTAAAGCAGAAACTAAGGCATTTACTGAAGAACAAGTAGAAGCCATTGTACAAAGACGTTTAGAAAGAGAGAGATCAAAAATCTCTAAAAAACTAGATGGCATTGACATTGAAGAAGCTAAACAACTTCTAGAGGAAAAGAAACAGAAAGAACAAGAACTTGCTTTACAGCGAGGTGAGTTTGAGAAAGTAATGAAAGAAACAGTATCTAAAAAAGATACTGAGATTTCAAAGCTGGTTTCTGAATTACAGAAAGTTAGAATTGATGAGCAATTAGTCAATGTAGCTTCTGGCTTAAAAGCAATAAATCCTAATGAGGTTAAATCCTTATTAAGAGATAAAGTTAAGCTAAATGATTCAGGAAGTGTTGAGGTGATCGGTGAAAACGGAACACCAAGATACAATGAAAAAGGTGATTTAATGAGTGTAAACGAATTAGTTGCTGAGTATCTAAATAACAATCCTCATCATTTGAGTGCCACTCCTAAAGGAACTGGTAGTCAGAGTGGGATTGGGGGCGATACACCAAAGCCTTTAAGTATAAAAGATTTGGATATGAGCAATCCTGAGCATAGAAAGATTTATGCTGAGATGCGAAAACAAAGAGATACAGGTGGTGGAATGAAGGCAAACTTAACTATAAACAATTAGACATAAAGGAGAAAAAATATGGCTGATGAAACAACAAGTTCAACTCTATCCGAGTTGTATACTGAAGTAATCCAAGAAGCGATTTTTACGTTTCAAGAAACTTCAGTTATGCGTCCACTTGTAACTACTTACAATATTAGTGGACAAGGTAAACAAATCGCAGTTCCAGTATACCCAGCAATTACTGCAAGTGGTGTATCTGAGGGAACTGATTTGTCAAATACAGCAGTAAACCCAACTGAAGCAACAATCACTGCTTCTGAGATCGGTGTAATGACTACATTAACTGACTTAGGTAGAGATTCAGCTTCAAGAAACGTAGCTGCTGACATTGGTAAACTATTCGGTGATGCAATCGCTGATAAAGTAGATACTGACATAGCTGCATTATTCAGTTCATTCAGTTCTGACTTAGGTGCTGCTGCAACAGAATTAACTCCAGAGTTAATCTTCAAAGCAGTTGCTACACTAAGAGCAAACAATGTACCTGCACCTTACTATGGTGTGTTCCACCCGAAAGCTGCTTTCAACTTAAAGAAAGTATTAGTTGCGGCTGGTTATGGAACTGGTGCTAATGCGGTTTCTGACTTAGGAAACGAAGCGTTAAGATCAGGTTACGTTGGAACTGTAGCTGGTGTTCAAATATTTGAAAACTCAAATATCACTGTTGACCAGTATGATGATGCAGTAGGTGGAGTATTCCACCCAGTATCATTAGGTTTAGCTATGAAACAAGACTTTAAAGTAGAAACTCAAAGAGATGCGAGTTTAAGAGCAACTGAGATCGTTGCGACTATTACTAAAGGTCAAGGTGTAGTTAAATCTGACTACGGAGTTGCAATCACAACTGACGCAGCATTATAATCAATGCTAATTATCTGGGGGATTGAAATATATCCCCCAGTACTATAAGAGGTTTATATGGCTAATTTTTCTTCAGATTCAGACTTACAAGTTTATCAACCAGACATTCTAACTTTTGGAATAGCTAGTTTTGAAACACCAACAGATTACCATGCTTTAGCCAGAGCAGATATTGAAAGACAATTAAGAATAGAGTGGTTTCCAGTTTATCAAAGAAACGTCCAAGAGGACATATCCGTATTAGAAACAATAGAAATGGACGAAACTAAATTAACAGATGCACAATGGGTTAGATGTTCTGTTTACAAAGTATTAGCTGATTATGTATGTCCATTATTAACTAAGTTTAATTCAGACGATAACTTAGATAGATTCCAAATGATGCAGAAATATTATCAAACAGAATATGCTAAAGAATTTCAATCCGTACTTAGAGATGGTGTTGAATATGATGATGATAATTCTGGCACAATAACTAATTCAGAGAAAGAACCTTATCATAGACTTAGATTAATCAGATGAAGATTACACCTAAGATTGATGACGCTAGATTAAGGCGTAAAATTAATAGGCAAATAAAAGATCAACCAAGACAGACACAGGTAACACTTGGAAGAACTGCTGAGTTTTTAATTGGAGATATAAGAAAACGTACTCAATCTGGTAAAGATGCTAATAATAAATTATTTAAAGGTTATTCAACAACACCTTATTTCTTTAATGTAGGTTCTAGAGGCAATCCTGTATATAGAACATTTGATAAAGGATATAAAGAATTTAGGCGATATAAAGGCAGACAGGTCAATAAAGTTGATCTTAATTTTTCAGGAAATATGTTATCTAATTTAACCCAAAAAGCTAATAGCAAATCAGCAATTATATATTTTGCTAGTATAAAAGAAAATATAAAAGCTGTTGGAAATCAAGTCAAAAATAAACGTGAATTTTTTAAGATTGGTGATAGAGGTAAAAAGCTGATAAATTTCTTTGCCAAAGAATTTAAAAAGGTTAGTAATCTGATATGAGCAATAGAGAGAACATAGCTAATAATATTATCACTGTGCTAGACGCAGTAACATCTCCTATTGAATTAAAAAAGATTACTAGAGAACCATTTAATGTAGATGAACTAACACAACAGCAATATCCAGCCGTATTTATACAATCTGGTGATGAAGTTAGATCAGATGAAACAATGACATCATCTACAATTACTAGACAAGCACAAGCAGACTTTATCCTCGTTGGTTTTGTTAAAGGAAGTGATACAAATATTGACACTAAAAGAAACCAACTTATAGAGGTTATAGAATCTACTCTTGAACAAGATCGTACAAGAGGTGGATATGCAAAGAGAACTGAAATCGTAGAAGTATCTACAGACGAAGGAACTCTTTACCCTGTAGGTGGAATCCGAGTAGTGGTACGAGTTATGTACCAATATACTGCTGGAACACCATAAACAACTAACTAAAGGAGAACCAATATGGCAACACATACTGGATCAGAAGGTACGATCAAGATTGGATCAGATGTTCTTGGAGAACTAAGATCATTCACTCTTGAATCTACTGCTGAAACAATAGAAGATACAGCTATGGGTGATACTGATAGATCATACAAAGTAGGTCTAAAATCATTCACAGGTACGGCTTCATTGTTTTTTGACGAAACTGACACAGCACAAGGTAACTTAGATGCTGGTGCAGAAATTACTCTTAACGTATATCCTGAAGGTGCAGCAAGTGGCGACACTTACTACACAGGTTCAGCTATCGTTACTGGTAGAACTATCAACTCATCATTTGATGGAATGGTAGAAATGGAAATATCGTTTCAAGGAAACGGATCGTTAACAGAAACAACTGTATAAGGAAGGCTAACGCATGAGTGTAATAGATAGAGTAAAAGATCATTTTGAAAAACAAGGGATCAAGAAAATTGAAGTCGCTGAGTGGGGCGAGGAAGGTAAACCCCTTGTTATATACTGCTCACCATTTTCAATGGCAGAGAAAAGAAACCTATTCAAAGGTGCTAAACAAGACGATTTAAGTGTACTTGTAGATGCTTTAATGTTGAAAGCTAGAGATGCTGATGGAAATAAAGTTTTCAAATTAGATGATAAACAAGTATTATTAAATAAAGCTGATCCTGAAGTTATTGCAAGAGTAGCAACAGAAATGCTAAACACAATACCTTTTGAGGAAGCTGAAAAAAAGTAAGGTACGACTCAGAGTTATATACTATACTTGCTTTGGGTGAGAGATTGAAAAAAAGTATGGGAGAAGTGTTGGCTATGACAGAAGAAGAATTTACTTACTGGATAGCTTACTTTAAGGTGAAGGCAGATAAGGAGAAAGTAGCAAGTGGCAACAGAACGTCTGCAAATACGCCTAGACGCAGTAGATAATACTAGACGAGCATTTGGACAATTTCAAAGCAGATTACAAAGAGTTAGATCATCTGTTTTTAATTTAAGAAATGCTTTAATTGGTATTGGTACAGCAGCAGTTGTTAGAGGTTTTGCAAGTGCTGGTATTCAGATAGAAAATCTAGGTGTTCAATTAAAAGCATTATTTGGTTCTGCACAAGCTGGTCAAAGAGCATTAGAACAAGTTACAAAATTTGCCGCTACTACTCCTTTTGAATTAAGAAATATTCAACAAGGTATTACATCATTAGCAACTGTAAGAAAAGCAGCAGCAGAAGCTGGTGTAAGTTTTGAAGAATTATTAAAAATAACAGGTAACACAGCAGTTCTCTTAGGTGGAGATTTTGCTTTAGCTTCTTTACAAGTTCAAAGATCATTAAGTGCTGGTGTTGCTAGTGCAGAATTGTTTAGAGAACGTGGTGTATCTGCTATGGCTGGTTTTGAAGCTGGAACTAGATATTCTATTCAAGAAACAATTAAAAGATTAAGAAAAGCATTTGGAACAGGTGGAGAGTTTGGACAGCTTATGGAAGAACTATCTAAAACTGTTAGTGGTAGTATATCAAACTTACAAGATGCCTTTTTTATTTTCCAAGCATCAGTAGCAAAAGGTTTCTTTGATGAACTAAAAAAACAATTAGGTGATTTACAAACATTAGTAGCAACCAATCAAAAAGAAATAACTCAATTTGGAATATTAGTAGGAGAAAAAATAGCTAGTGCTATGCAAAGTTTAAGAAAAGCCACAATATTAGTTGTAGAAAACTTTGATAAATTTTTGGCTGTTTTATTAGCAATAATAGCTGCTAAATTTATTGTATTTATTACTAATCTAATTAGTGCATTAAAATTATTAGGAATAGCAGTAACAGGTTTAACAGCAATAATGATGAGAAATCCTTTATTTGTACTTGCTATGGGTGCAGCTACTATTATTGGTGGGATTGCTCTTGCAACAAAAGGATTAAGAAAAGAAGTAAAAGATTTAGATAAAACATTAAAAGATTCAGAAGCAGTAGATGAATTTTTAAACAATATTGGAGAAATAGATAATAGAGGAAGATCATCTGCACCTCAAAGTCCAATGACACCACCTTTTGGTATTGGACAAGATTTTCCTGAAACACAGTTACCGCAAGAAACTGAAAAAGTAAAAACTACAATAGAAAAAATACAAGAAGCATTAAACACTGTTGTTGGAAAACAAATGACAGAATGGGAAAATAAAATGAGTAATATTTACCAACTCGCTATTGAAGGAGTGTTTAAAGGTATAGCTGGAATATCAAGAGCATTAGCAGAATCAATTATTTTAGGTAAGAACTTAGGTGAAGCATTAAGAAATCTTGTAAGACAAGCATTAGTAGAAGCATTAGCTGCTGTAATTAGAATGGTATTAGAAAAAGCATTTTTACTTGTATTGGAAAAAATACTTGGTGTTGAACTTAAAAAATCTACCGACATAGAGCAAAAGAAACTTGGTATAATGAAAAAACAAACAGCAGAACTTACTAAACAAGCTGGTCTTAGAATATTACTTGCATTACTTGGTGCAGCAGAAGGCGGACAGGTTAGAGGACAAAGAGCAGAAGGTGGATCAGTATTAAGACGTGCTGCTGGTGGAAGAACTACACAAACAAATGCTTATCTTGTTGGAGAACGTGGTAGAGAATTATTTGTACCTAATCAAGATGGTGAAATCATATCTAATGAAAGATTACAAAACTTAGGAACATCAGTACATTTCACAATTAACGCAACAGATGTTAAAGGCGTTAAAGAATTATTAATTGACAACAGAGCAACGATTGTAAATATCATTAACTCTGCATTAAACCAAAAAGGAAAACAGGCATTAGTATAATATGAGTGGACAATTACCTACATCACCAGTTGCTAGAAATGCTGACGTAAGATCAGAACAAAATACGATTGTATCTGTAACAACATCAGGTAGAGTTCAAGCAAGACAAATTGACGGACAAAAATTTAGAATATCTTTAGTCTATCCACCAATGACAAGAGCAGAGTTTGCACCTATCAAAGCCTTTTTGATGAAACAAAGATCAAGATTAAATACATTTACTGTAATACCACCTACTATTTCTAATGCACTTGGAACTGCTGCTGGTTTACCTACTGGAACAGCTAGTGCTGGAGATACATCAATTACATTGGGTGGAACTGGTACAGGAACTTTAAAAGCTGGAGATTATATTAAGTTTGATAACCATGATAAAGTTTACATGGTCGTAGAAGATCAATCAGATATATCTACTGGAACACTTACGATTGAACCACCTTTAAGATCAGCAGTATCAAGTACAGATATTATTTATGACAATGTACCATTTACTGTAAGGCAAACTAATGATGTTCAAGAGTTTAGTATCGGCACAACAAATCTATTTCAATACGAGTTAGATGTACTAGAGAGTTTATAATGGCTAGAGGATTAACCACAGCAGTTAATAATGAACTAGCTACAGATAGCTTAAATCCTGTTACATTAGTTTATTTAGGTGTATCAACTGGATCAAGATATACAGACCATTACAAAGATATTACTTATGACGCTAACACATATACAGCTTCATCATTATTATTAAACGCATCAGCAGTATCAGAAAGTTCAGAAGTAGAGATTGCAAATATACAATTAAGATTTTCTGGTGCAGACCAAACAATTATATCGTTATTTTTAAACAATAATTACATGAATAAAGATGTAGAAGTTTATAAAGGTTTCTTAAATGATAGTCAGTCATTAATTGGCGATCCATTTACTTTATTCAAAGGTAAGATTGAATCTTTTAGTGTTGATGAAGAAATAACAAATTCAACAGTAACGATCACAGCAACTTCTCATTGGTCAGACTTTGAAAGAGTACAAGGTCGTAAAACAAACACAAACTCACAACAAATACATTTTGCGGGTGATGTAGGATTTGATTACGCATCACAAGCTATTGCAGAACTTAGATGGGGTAGATCGTGATACAGGACGTTGTAGAATTATTTAGAAACTTTAAGCGATACGATTGTATGGACGATAACGATTTACGTTTATACTTAATGCCATCAATGAAACTCAAACAATGTATGTATGTTTATGATAATGATAAAATTGTTGGGTTCGCTAACTGGGCATACTTACATGATTTAGTAGAGAAAAGATTTAAAGATTCTGGCAAGATCAAACAAACAGAATGGAAGTCTGGTAGAAATGCTTGGTTAATTAATGTCGTATCTATTAAGAATACAAGAGAACTAACACAAAAACTTTATAATTATTTTAAAGAAAGAACTAGAGTTGGAGATAGTGTTAAATGGTTAAGAGTAGATGGTACAATTAAAAGATTTGGTGAAAAACATAAAAGGGAGTTTCATAGCTAATGGGTGATATAGTTGATGCAGTAGTCAGTATAGTTAGTAGCTTTATTAGCTGGTTAGTACCTGTTCCTGAAGTACCTGAATTTGACACACCTGATTCAGAAAATGCACAAGGTGTTTTAGTTAATAAAGAATCTAACAATGCACAAATCCCCGTAGTTTATGGTCAAAGAAAATTAGGAGTTACTAGAGTTTATGTAGAAACATCAGGTAGTGATAATCAGTATTTATATGTTGCTGCAAGTTTATGTGAAGGAGAAATTGAATCAGTAGAATCTATTTTTATTGATGATAGAGAAGTTACTTTTGATGGTGCATTAACTCATGGTACAGTAAGAGAAGTAGATAGTTCAGACAGTGTTTACTATAAAGACAGCACATCACATATACAAGTTCAAGCATTTTTAGGTAAAGACGATCAAGTTGCATCATCTATTTTAACATCACAAACTAATTGGGGAACAAACCATAGACTTAGAGGTGTAGCTTATCTTGCGTTTAGGTTTAAATGGAATCAAGACATCTTTGGTGCAATACCTAACATCAAAGCAGTAGTTAAAGGTAAAAAAGTTTATGATCCAAGAACAACTACAACCGCTTATTCAAATAACTCTGCATTATGTTTATTAGATTATTTAAGAAATAGCAGATACGGAAAAGGTTTACCTGATGATGCTTTTGAAGCTAACTTTCAATCATTTCAAGATGCGGCTGATGAATGTGAAACACAAGTAACACCATATTCTGGTGGATCAGATATTAACTTATTTGAAACAAATGGAGTTATAGATACATCACAAAAAGTCATAGAGAATGTTAAAAAACTCTTAAACCCTATGAGGGCTTTCTTCACTTATACTGAAGGAGTTTACAAACTTACTATTGAGGGAACAGGCACAGCAGTTAAAACCATTAGTGCAGATAATGTTGTAGGTGGTGCTAAATTATTAGGTGAAAGAAAAAATAATAAATATAATCGTATTATTGCCACATTTGTAAACCCAGATAAAAACTATCAAGAAGATACTATTTCATATCCACCTAATGATGATTCAGGTTTACCTAGTGCAGATCAACACGCAACTATGTTAGCTGATGACGGAGTTTTATTAGAAGGTAATTATTCTTTTCCTAATGTTACTTCGGTTTATCAAGCACAAGGTTTAGCAGAAGTTATTTTAAGAAGATCAAGAAACCAATTACAAGTTCAAGTTAGAGTTACTTCAGAATTTTTAGATGTAGCAGTAGGAGATATTGTACAAATCTATTATCCTACAGGTGGATTTAATAATAAACCATTTAGAGTTCTTGGAATGACAATCAATGAGGACTTAACTGTTGATCTACAATTATTTGAACACCAAGATAACTTTTATGCTTGGACAGAAAAAGCAGAAGCACCAACAATCGCAGATACCATTTTACCAAATCCTAATGTTGTACAACCACCAGCATCAGTAACTTTATCAGATCAGTTAATTCAATATAATGATGGAACAGTTATTGTTGCTATGGATATTGTTATTGGTGCATCACCTGATAATTTCGTGGACTATTATCAAGTAGAATACAAATTAAGTACAGATTCAGATTATAAAATCCATGCACAAGGTACAGGATTAAATCAAAGAGTCTTAAACGTGATTGACCAAGAAGTTTATGATGTAAGAGTTAAAGCTATTAATACTTTAGGTGTATCATCTACTTATGTAACAGCACAAAGAACAATCGTTGGAGCATTAGCACCACCTAGTGATGTTGAGGACTTTGCAGTAAACGTAATTAATGGTGAAGCACATTTATCATGGACAGCAGTACCCGATTTAGATTTAGCATATTATCAAGTACGTTATTCAACATTAACATCTGGTGCTGAATGGCAGAACTCAGTTAATCTAGTTCAAAAAATTGCAAGACCGGCGACATCAAGTGTCGTTCCGGCTAGACAAGGTAGTTACTTGGTTAAAGCCGTTGACAAGCTCGGTAATTTTAGTTCTAACGAAGCAATTATATCTAATACTATTGTTAGTGATTTTAATGCTGTTGCAACACAATCAGAACACCCAGATTTTTCAGGTGTTAAATCAAACGTACTCATAGATGATGATAGTCATTTAAGATTAGATTCTAGTGAACTCTTTGATAGTGCTAGTGGTTTATTTGATTCAACAGATGGATTCTTTGATTCAGGTTCTACTTCAGCAGATTTATATGCAACAGGAACTTATGACTTTGATGGAGTTATTGATTTAGGTGCAGTTTACAAATCAAGAGTAACAGCAAGTATAACTCAAAGTGCAGACAACATAGATGATTTATTTGATGACAGGGCTGGAAACTTTGATGACCAACCTTCTAACTTTGACGGAGATACTCCAGCAAACTGTGAAGCTGATTTACAGATAGCTACATCTGATGACAATATAACTTACACTGCATTTAGAACATTTGTTGTTGGAGATTATTCAGCTAGATACTTAAAGTTTAGAATAGTTCTTAAATCTTTTGATTTATCATCTACTCCAGTTATTGAAGAATTATCTGTTTCTGTGGATATGCCTGATAGAATATTCAATGGTAATGATATAACGAGTGGTACAGGTACATACACTGTTACCTTTACAAATCCTTTTTATAGTAGTAATTACGCAATAGGCGTGTCTGCACAGGGATTAAATACTGGCGACTATTATGAGATCACAAGTAAAACTACAGGTGGCTTCAATATAGCGTTTAAAAATTCAAGTGATGTAGGCATATCAAAAACATTTGACTATATAGCAAAAGGTTATTAGAGAGAGAATATATGGCACAATCCGATTTAACGATACAAAATCAATCCTTCCCTTCTTTTAGAAGTGATTTGAATGATGCTTTAACTGCATTAAACACAACTCAATCAGGAACATCAAGACCAAGTTCTGCTGTAGCTGGAACAATTTGGTTAGACACTACAAATGCAACATCACCAACTTTAAAACTATATGATGGTGGAGATGATATATCTTTAGCAACTTTAGACTACTCAGCTAATACAGTTAATTGGTTAGACAACTCAGTTAGCTTTGACATTGTTAATGACACAACTCCTCAGCTTGGTGGAGATTTAGATGTTAATGGAAATGAATTTGTATCAACATCAAATGGAGATATTGTATTTACTCCAAATGGAACAGGTAAGATTAAGTTTAATGATTTAGCTTACTATCCAGAAGTCGCAATTACTTCTACATCAAATTCAGTAGCATGGGATTCACAAGCTGCACCTAATGCTAAACACGTTACAACAGAAAACACAACAATCGCAGCACCAACTAACGCAACAACAGGTTCATTTATTAGTTTAAATATTCAATATGGTGGAACTCATACGATTGCTTGGAATACAGTATTTGAATTTGCAGCATCAACTGCACCTACAGCAACTTCTGTTTCTGGTCAAACCGATCACTTTGTATTTAGATACAATGGTACAGTATGGCAAGAAATGGGTAGAACCTTAAATATGTCAGCAACATAGGAGAATCAATGTACGCACTTGTTCAAGATAATAAAATCACTCAAATCATTAACCAACCTAAATCAATCGTTATTGGTGATGTAAGATACCCAGCACAAATATTTACTAAATGGTCTAAAGCTGAAAAAGAAGCGATTGGTATTTATGAGATTATTACAGATAGTTCTAATTACAAAGACCCAGCTTATTACATTAATACAAACGAACAATATGATTTTGCAGATAACCAAGTAACTAAATCTTGGGGAACAGCTACACCTAAAAGATTAGAAGATGAAGATGCAGTAGATGAAGATGGAAACCCTGTATTAGATGAAAATGGAGTTCAGTTAATTAACTATGGACTTAAAACAGAAAAGAAAAGAATTGTTAAACAACAAGCGGCTGGATTATTAGCACCTACAGATTGGGTGATTATAAAAGCAAAAGAAACTGGAACTAACATTCCTACTGCAACTAAATCTTGGAGAGCAGATGTTAGAACGAAATCAAATGAAATGGAAGCTATGATAGATGCTTGTACAACAGTTGATGAACTAAAAGCATTATACGAATACACAGAACAACAAGACGGCACATTTACTAGACCCCTTCCTGAATTTCCAGAGGAAATCTAATGCCTTTAATTATTCCTAGTAATACAATAACTGGCGGTTATGAAGTAGATAACAGCTTGAGATTTGATGATGGGAGTAGTGATTATTTATCAAGAACCAATCAATCATCAATTACTGATAATAAAATATTTACTATGAGTACATGGCTTAAACGAAGTGGTTTAGGTTTTAATCAAGATATACTTCATGCACAAGTAGATGCAAGTAATCTTACTCAAATTGGATTTGGTAGTACAGGTGAACATTTTATTATTTATAATTTAGATGGAGGTGCTTCAAATTTATATTTAAAAACAACTGCTAAATATAGAGATTGCAACGCTTGGTATCATTTAATGGCAGTAGTGGATACAACACAAGCAACATCTACTGATAGAGCAAAACTTTATGTTAATGGAGAATTAATAACTGCTTTAGACCAAAATACTTACCCTTCTCAAAATGCAGTAATGAAATTAAATTTAGCATCTACTAATCAGTATGTTGGTACTTATGGTGCTACTCAATATTATTTTGACGGCTACATGGCAGAAGTTTGTTTTATAGATGGAACAGCACTAGACCCAACATCATTCGGGGAATTTGACGAAGATAGCGGTATCTGGAAACCCAAAAATGTATCAGGACTTACATTCGGCACAAATGGATTTTATTTACCTTTTGAAAACTCTGCCGCACTAGGACAAGACGATAGCGGTAATGGTAACAACTTCACAGTAAACAATCTAACATCTATTGACCAAACAACCGATACACCGACTAATAATTTTGCTACATGGAATGCTTTAAATTCTAATGGTACATTATCTGAAGGAAATTTAGAATGTGTTATAAGTACTACCGATAGATGGGGTTCTTCTGGTACTTTTGGTATATCTCAAAGTAAATGGTATTGGGAATGTAAAGCTGTAGCAAAAACTGGTGGAACTGGTTTAATTATGATAGGAATTGAAGGAGATCCAGCAGAAAGAGATAGAAATACTACCTATTCAGGATCAACAGATACAGGTTATTCTTATTATGGATCAGGTTTATATTTTTACAATGGTAGTGCTTTTAGTTATGGTGATGCCTATGATACTAATGATATTATAGGAGTAGCTTTAGATTTAGATAATAATAAATTATATTTTTCTAAAAATGGAGTTTGGCAAAATAGTGGTGATCCTGAAAGTGGTGGAACAGGTACAGGTGCAATATCTATAACTGATCCTAATAGTCAACCTACTGGTTTTTATTTTCCTAGTGTTGGTGATGGATCTACTACTACAGGACATACAGTAGCTTCTAACTTCGGCAACCCATCATTCACCATCTCATCAGGTAATAGTGATGCTAATGGTTATGGGAACTTTGAATATTCTGTGCCAAGCGGTTACTATGCACTTTGCACAAAAAATTTAGCAGAATACGGATAATATGATAAAGGATTTAATATGGCATACTCAGATATAGATAAACCTTCAGATTATTTTAATACTACCTTATGGAATGGTAATAATTCAACTCAATCAATTACTGGTGTAGGTTTTCAACCTGATTTGGTTTGGACAAAAGCTAGAAATATAGATTATGGTCATAGTTTATTTGATATTGTTAGAGGTACTACCAAAAGATTAATTTCTTCTGGAACAGATGCAGAAAGTACAATTTCTGGCGTAACTTCTTTTGATAGTGACGGTTTTACTTTAGGAAGTAACGCAAATTGTAATGAAAGTACTAGAACTTATGTAGGCTGGAACTGGTTAGCTGGTGGTACAGCTTCATCAAACACAGATGGAAGTATTACATCACAAGTATCAGCATCAACTACATCAGGATTTAGTATTGTGTCTTATACAGGTACAGGTGCAAATGCTACTGTTGGACATGGGTTAGGTGTTGCTCCTAAAATGATTATTATAAAAAATAGAGATGATGGAACTAAAAGTTGGGTAGTTGGTCATCAATCTATTGGTTTTACAAAATATTTAGTCTTGGAAACTACTAATGCAGAAGCCACAAATAGTACAATTTTTCAAGATACTGATCCAACATCAACTGTTTTTTCTTTAGGAACAAATACTGCGGTAAATCAAAGTTCAGCATCTACGATTGCCTACTGCTTTGCAGATAAAAAAGGTTTCAGCAAGTTTGGTTCTTACACAGGTAATGGAAGTGCAGATGGTACGTTTGTTTATACTGGGATGCGTCCAGCTTTTGTTTTAATAAAACAAACTAATACTGCTAGAGAATGGTATATTTTTGATAATAAAAGAGATGCTTTCAATCCTGAAAAAACTTTTTTAGAACCATCTACTAGTGATGCAGATGCAACTGTTAATCCTACTTTAGATTTTGTTTCTAATGGTTTTAAACTTAAAACTACTAATGCGGCTTTTAATGATTCTGGCGGAACATACATCTATATGTGCTTTAGTGAATTTCCCCTTGTTGGAACTAATAATGTTGTTGGGTGTGCAAGATAAAATCTGCCAAAGTCCAAAGTGCAATAATAAAATTGTAGGCAAAAGAAAAGACGCTAATCATTGCTCTAAAAACTGTGCAAAGTATTCTTATAAATTAAAGAACAAAGATAAATTTAAACAATATTATAAAGAATATAATGAAGTTTATAAAATAGAAAAAGCAGATAAGTTAAAAGCATATCGCAAACAATATAATGCTAAGACTAAAGATATTAGAAAAGTTAAAGCTAAAAAATATAGAGAAGAAAATAAAGAGTTTTTAAGTCAATTATCTAAAGATCATTATAGACGTAACAAAGATAAAATACTTGCTCATAAAAAGATTTATAGAGAAGCTAATAAAGAAAAAATAAGAAAAGTTATTAATATTTGGTATCATGCTAACAAACATAGATACAAAGCATATAAAGCCAAAAGAAGATTCTTTGAAAAGAACGCTATACCTAAATTTGCCAATCTAGATAAGATTAAAGAAATATACAAAAACTGTCCAAAAGGTTTCCATGTAGATCACATTATCCCTTTGAATAATCCTATTGTCTGTGGTCTGCACGTTGAATGGAATCTTCAATATCTATCTGCTAAAGAAAATTGTAGCAAAGGAAATAAACTATTGTAATTCATTGTGCGTTGCACTATATACCTATTAACAAGGAATAAAAAATGTGGGCATACACAGAAGAAGAAAACAACTGGTTAAGTAGGAAATAATATGATGTACGATTATAAATCTATGAAAGCCTTTTACAAAAAATGGTTTGAA